TTTCCGATTTTGTCCAGCGGAAGTGCCGGATCAGCTTTTTCCTGTTCTTTTCCAGCACGTTGTATATATCATCAAAGGACGTGCGCGCCTGTTCTTCCGCTGTGGCGCAAATATCTATGTCATAGTTGGGTATTCCGTTGTATGGGCTTATTAGTGCGAAGTCCTCAAACGCTAAATAACCGTTTTTTCCTGCGCCCCGTCCCACAAAAATCAGCAGATCGGGGAAGCGTGGCAATCCGTCTTCCCTGTATACGCAGCAATGCAAAGTGAACACGAATTTTTCCCACGGGAATAATTCAAAATCAAAATATTTTTCCAGCTTCATGTAGTTGTGAAGCTGTTCTGTGTTTATGGTTAAATTTTCGCTTTCAAATACCTTTTTTACGAATTTAACTAGCTTTTTTTGGTATAAACAGACTTTTTTTAGCCCTTTTTTACCCCCGTTTTCGACCATGTAAATATAGTCACATAGTTCCGGTACGTCTTTATAATTCGTCGTCAAAGTCCCCACCGCCTAACATAGCGTTGGCTTTTAGCCCTAACTCTGCAAGCAGCTTTAACATTTGCGCATTTGTCTTGTTGAACATTTCCACGGCTTCGTTTTTTTTCATGCCGGACTGCCCGCCGCCGTTGTTGTATTTTACGATAGTTCCGCGCTTTTGAATGTCTTCGATCAGCAGGGTTTTTGTAACATACATAGCCATGTAGTCGTCGATCATATCGTCAAAAAATTTCCCGTATGTCCCGTTTGCTTCAAGCTGCTGCCGCAGATCGTTTTCAATTTCTTTGTACTTTTTTGTGCGTGTGATCCGCTTTACGTCCTCGCTCCTGCTATCCGGTTTCTTTGCCATGTATACCACCCCCTCATGTGCGCGCGAATTTCCGTTTTGTCTACCCCATGCCCCGTTTCCCGTCCGTCGCTCAAAATCCAAAACTTTTTGGGCGGGGGGATCATTTACCAGCGTTCCTCATTCACAAATTTATTTTTATTTTCTTTCTTCCAGCCTTTTCCCTTGTCATGCTCTTTATTGTGGCAGTCCTCACATAAAGGAATTAAATTGTTATACGTCACTCCGTTGTATGTGTATGTCCTCGACAATGCCAGTCGCGGATGCCGCCGCACCCACTGAACATGGTGGACGCTGCGGGCTGGCGTATGAAAGCCCCGCTTCTTGCAATGCTGGCACTCGTAATTATTTTCTTTCATAACCGCTTCGGATAGCTGCCGCCATTCTTTGCATTTATAGAATTTATACAGCTTGTCTTCTGCGATCAGTTGCTTGATCCATTTTTCCAGTGCGTCCTGTGTCATAGATATATAGCCCGCTCTCTTTATGCTGGGTACGACTGCCGCACCCAGCCGAAGGAAAGTATAAGGCATACAGCAAAATAAAAAGGGACGCAAACAACATCAAAATATAATTGTGTCGTCTGTGTCCCTCGTATCTTCGCTGTATGCCTTATTTACGGCTTTATTTTAACATATCCCCTAAATATATGCAACTTCTTATTTCTGCTCCAGCTTGGCGCGTTGTGGCGCGTCCTGCTGCCCTTTCTATGTCCCGTTCTGTCCTGCTGCCAGCGTCGCTTTATATATTGCCGCCTGCTGCCGTCTGCGCCTATGTAAACGGCAGTTCTTCGTCTATCCCGTCCGGTATGTTCATAAAGCCTTCGTTGTCCGTCGGATAGTCCCCCGCTGCCGCCTGTGCGTTTCCCTGCTGCGCCTGTCCTGCTGCCGCCTTGCTTTCTGCAAACTCTTGATCTTCTGCCACTATATCCGTTGTATATACCTTTACGCCGTCGCGGTTCGTGTAGCTTCCCGTCTGTATTCGCCCTGTTAAAACAATCTTTGTCCCCTTGTGTAAATACTTTTCTGCAAACTCCGCAGCTTTCCCGAAAGCTACAACGGAAGGAAAGTCTGTGCCAGCGTCCTTTCCCCTGCGGTCTACTGCCAGTGTATACCGTGCTATACACATTTGTTCCTGTGAATCGCCCTTCGCCGAATATCTCACTTCGGGATCGCGCGTCAGCCGTCCCATAAGTATAACTTTGTTCACTGTCTGCCCCCTATTACTTTCTTTTATTGTTTGTCCCGATCCAGCCTAAAATAACGACCGTTAAACAAATGATCGCCGTTATGATGATTGCCGTCATATTTACGTTTCCCATTCTCTCACTTCCTTTCTGCCGCTTTATTTGCTATGATGATCGCCAGCGTGACCGGAAAAGCCACGCCCGCGAATATGCTATATTTTTTTATCTGCTTTTTCTGCTTTTCGTCGGCTTCCTGTGTTTTCTTTGATGATAAAAGAAACATATAATAGCCGAAGCCTATTGCCAGTTCTATGTAGAGAAATGCGGCTATTCCTACCGCCACGCCTGCTGCCGCGCTCATGTTTTCCCCTCCCCCATTTCTTTTTCTATCCTCATGCACTCTTCAAGATATGCTTTGTGGATATTATCAAACCAAAATTCCCACTCCGCGTCGTGTTGCTCTGCTTCCGGTTTATCGTGACTTTTAGCCATGATATGTGCCGCTTCATGTGCAATTATTTCCAGTGCGTCCTGCCAGCTTAATTCTACGGCTATCCCGATCAGAAAATTTCCGTCACTGTCTTTCTGCGTAAATCCCCAGTTTCCGTCGCATTGTTCTTTTGATAAAAATACAAGTTCCGCAGTAATATCATTTATTTTTCGGATCGTTTCAAAAAGAATGTCTAACGGATTGTTTAATATTTTTATCATCTGTTATCTTTTGCCCCTTTCCCCTGTTTCTTTTTCACACGCCGGAAACGGACAGTTTTTGCAGTCCTTATTTTCACATTGTCCGTTATTTGTATCTGTGAAAAAGCCGCGTATACTTTCCGCTATTTTATCCACGTTCTTCCCGTTCCTTTCTTGCCTGTGCTTTCTGAATAATCAGTTTTATTTTAATAACTTCACTGTCCTCTAAATATTCGCACACGTTCGCAAGATCGGACGCGGCGGCGTACCGCTCCGCTTCAGCTTCCGTCATTTCTCCGCTTTCCGAAAAATCCGCGTTTTCCGCTGCCCTGTTTTCCCGTGTTTCCTCTCCTGTCGCCAGTCCTTCCACTGTCTGTCCGTCCTGTTCGATCGTTATTGTGATTTTTGTTTTTCCCATGCCCTGTTTTCTCCTTTCCCGTTTATACCGTCGATCCTACGTCGTCCAGCCCATATTCCCGCTTTCTGCGCTTGCAGTCTTCCAGCATACGTTCCAAAATGCCTACTTCCTCGTCGCTCATATAGATATAATACTTTTCAAGCATTTTCAGCGCATGAAGGCGGCGTGTGTTTTCCTTTTCGTCCTCGTTTGTGTCGGTATCTGACATTTGATCCGTTTTCTGCTCTGTGATACTGCGTTTTTCCTTTTCCTCCCCCTTTTTCGCATCCACCATTTCGCGGATTTCCTGCGCTTTTATGTCTTCGCCTGCTGCCACCCGTCCGGCAATCTCTTTTTGCTCGTTTTCCGGTAACTGGCTTGCTGCTGCTGCCGCTGTTACGCCCATTTCGCCTTTTTCAAACTGTTCTTTTACTTCCGGTACAGCATTTTTATTGATCCTGTTATAGTCCCCGATAACCGCCGCAGACGTTCCCATAATTCGCGCCACATAGTCCCGCACCCGTTCGCCGTGTTCCAAAATCAGCAGCTTTTCCCGCTGCGCCTGTTTTAGTGCGTTTTTCCATTCCTCGGCTTCAATCATCTTGTCATAGTCGGTATAGTGGCGGTTAAATGCGTTTCCGATCAGCACATGAAGCCTAAACTCCGTTTCCGTCATGTCCTTATAGCGGCAGTTTACGACACGGAAATTTTCTGCGCCGCCCTGCACTAACATTTCAATGGCTGCGCGCCGCCTGTGTCCGCTTGCCAGCCAGTATTCGCCGTTTATGCGCCCTAATATTAAAGGCTCATGCAATCCGCCCGCCATTTCGATCCCTGCTGCCAGTTCCTCTATTTCGTCCATGCTGTATTTGTTGTGTTTCGTCACTATGATTTTTTCATAGTCCAGCCGGATTTCTGCAAAATCCTTTTCGATCGTTCCCACCGCTCCCGTCGTCGCTGCGTTCATAAGACTTTTAATATCAAATGCCATTTTATTTCCTGCCTTTCTTTATCTCGTTATAGAATGGATTTCTAAATAATTCAGCCACCCTTTTGTCGCCCTCATAACATGCTTTTGCTTGACCGCATGGATTGTCGCACTTGAAATATCCTGTTTTTTCTTTATTTGCCTTGTTGCAATGCTCGCATGGTTTATTCATTTTTACGCCCCGCTTTCCTGCAAATACTCATTTACAAATTTTCTGTATGTGACTGCTGCCGCGCTGCGCGGGCTGTACTTCTCCAGCGGCTCTTTGTAGTATGTCGCCGCCGTTGCCTTGTCCGACCGTCTGATCCTCGTTTCAAATACCCTGTATCTGCAATTTTCACGAAGCCACTTTTCTGCCGCTTCGTTTTCCGGTGTCTTTCTGTAATTTGTCAAAAGTATTCCAGCGATCCGAAGCCCCGCGTTCAATGCCTGCAGTTCCTTGATCTGTGCCGTTATCGTCTCTACGCCGTCCAGTGCCCAGTTGTCAAGTGTGATCGGGACTATAACTTCATCAGCGGCGCATAGTGCGTTAATGGTACACATAAGCAATGCGGGCGGGTTATCAATAATGCAATAGTCATATTCCTGTTTTACTCCCTGCAAATATTCTTTTACCCTGTTTTCCTGTCTCTCCGTTCCTGTGCGGATTGCGTTGTCTGCTTCCAGAAGGGAAATGTTCGCGTTTACAATTTCGATCCCGTGTTTTTCCTGTATGATCGGTGTACGCCTGTATAAAATTTCCGCTGCGCCGCAAGTATCTTCCCCGCCGTCGTAACAATCGCAAAACTGGCTTGCGTTCCCCTGCGGATCATTGTCGATCAGCAAAACGCGCTTCCCGTGCTTTTCTGCCAGCAGCGTCGCCATATTGATCGCGGTTGTGGTCTTTCCGACTCCGCCTTTTAAGTTGATGATTGCAATAGTTTTCATGTGTCGTCTTTCCTTTCCTTCGTTTTTGTTGTCTTATTAGTCATATTCTGCAAAACTCACGTTTTTAAGAACGCAGGCGGCGCAGCTTTCCGAATTTTCCCCGTCGCCGCAGTCTTTCGGTGTAAAATCCCCGCCGAAAATACATTCCCCGCGCATTGCTGCTTCTGTAAGTACAGCTTTCAGCGTGTCCACATCTTCCCCGCTGCAATATATTTCCATTCGTTTCTGCGGTCTGCATGGTTCGGATACCGGATTGCTCAAAATTGTATGTACTCCCTGCAAATAGCTTTCTAACTCCTGTGTGGCTTCTACTCCGCTATAACATACCGTTACTTTGTAGCCCTGTTCTTTTAATGCCTTGATCCACTCTTTTTGATGATCTGTGGGCTTGTTTTTGCCGTATTTCATTTCGATATACAAGCCCGCGAAGCCATTCATGGGGACGGGTAAGCAAAGATCGGGTACACCCGCTTTTACTCCCATAGCCTTGAAGCGCGCCGCTTCCCTTGCGTCCCTCTTTCCCCCGTTCGGGATATGAAATAATAACTTTAGTTCGGGGAAGCGTCCGGCGTTCCAGTTCGCCCAGTCTATCACGCCCATTTGTTCCGTATCTTCCCCGCGTTTTAAATTCCCGTACATTCTGCCGCCCCTTTCTATGCGCCGTAATTAAGGTTTTGTGTTTCCGCGATCCCAGCCGCTATTCCCGCCGCAAATGCTTTCCCAATTTCTAAACCTTCCCGCGCCGTCAATCCTGCTGCTATGTCTGCCGCCTGTATCATCTGCGCCCCGTCCGGCGTTGCGCTCTGTGCTGCGCCTTGTCCTGCGCCTGCTGCCGTCGGCTTTTTTAAAAATGCTGCGGCTTCAGCAAACAATTTGAATTTATTTGCGCTGTACCAGCGTTCCTTCCCTAAATCGTTTTTTACCTTGATTTCTTTTAACTGCCACGGTCTTCTGCCCGCTTTCACGTCCAGCACGTCGTACATTTTCCCGAACGTCAGCGGCAGTCCGTCCGCTGTCCTTGTCTTTTTAAATTCTGCTTTCATTTCCCTGTACCTCTCTTTCTCCCAGTTCTTTTCTTATGCCTTCGCTTTTCCTGTTGTACCACCCGTCTACGTTATATCTCAAATACCGGATATATGCGCCTACTTTCCCGCGTTCTCTATCGTATGGGTTTTCTTTTAATGCTCTTTCTAATGTCATTTTTTCTTTACTCCAGCAATGGCTTTTTGTACTCTGTCAATTCCTCAATAATCAGATCGCGCGGTAGAATATCGTGGCAAAAATAAACTGTTGCAAAACTCACGCCTTTTTTATAGTTCCTCATGCTCTGCGGACTATGAAACGCGATCCGCTTATCAAATGCCAAAATCTGTACGCCCTGTCTGAAATATTTGTACCTGTCTACGCTCTGCAATGAATTAAGCGGCAGCAATACCGCAAACGGCTTCCCCAGTTCATAAAGCCTTTTTAATACCGCGTCTTTTTGTGTAAAAGGCGGGTTTGATACTATGCAATCATATTCCGGTGGCTCGTATGTGAAAAAGTCCAGCCCGTCCGATATGTCCGAACGCACGACCGACGATCCCCCCCCTAGCCTTGAATGATTGATAAAACGCCGACCACTCCCGATCAAACGGTGTCCACACCTTTGCCCCGTCCGGTATGTATTTCAAAATCGGCTCAACGGCATAATAGGGCGTGTACTGTTCGTTGCTTTCCTCTGTCCGTTCTGCCTTTAAATATCCCGTGTTAAGTCCCATTTTTCTTTTTCTCCCTCTGCGGTTTCTCTGTGATCTGCACTTCCCCTGTCTCTAGGTTTAGTGTGTAGCTTTCCTTTGTCCGTTTCCGGCTTGTCCCGTCATAAATTAGCGTATATGTAAAATACATAAAGCCTGTTACCTCATGCCATGCTTCTGCCACGCTGTCTATGTCTAAATACCAGCCCTTCGGTATCTCGATCGTGTGATTGTAGGCGTTTTTTGATCTTACCGTCGTTTTTGTCGGCTGCGGTATCTTTAGATTTTTACTGGAATTGTACCGCCTGCCGGAAAAGCCCTCACTCGTCTTCATAGTCTTTTCTGAATATTTCACAAAATACGAAGCCAGCTTCCTGTATTGCCCGCTTTCGTCTAACGGCTTTATTGTGATCCAGCCTTTATCCCAGCATTTTTTCAGCTTTGCGATCTCTATGGCATTTAATACCATGTGAACGTGTGTCGCTCCCCTCTCCCCTACCTCTGCCACCCACACATACTTTGCAACGTCCCCAGCCTGCTTGTATGCTTTCCGTATATCCCGAAGTAGCTTGTCAACGTCTGCCCTTAGTTCCTCTTTCCCTGCTGGGCGTTTATCCTTTTCATACGACCATGTAATATACAGGCTTGTACTATCAAAATTTTCGTTTAATATCCATGTCAGCTTTTTTATAGCCTGCCTGCTGTTCACTTTCTTTTGTGCTTCGCTTGTCTTGTTTTCCTTCTGTCTGCGTGATCCCTCTTTTGTGTCGGATCGTGTTGCGTAATAGTATGTATGCTGTTTTGTCTTTCCAGCTTTGCATGTCTCATGTCTATATGGCATATCCCCACCACCTGTCGATAAAATAATATACTTAACAAGTCGTAACGGCGGCTTTAAAACCGCCATTTTCCTTGACTTTTTACCGTACACGGCGTATACTATTACTAGGTTTTAATTTTAGCTGTGTACGGCTTGACCGCTTTGGATTTCCCGATCCGAAGCGGTCATTTTTCGTCTTTCTTTTCTCGGTTTTCAATGTACGCTTTATTTTGTGTCGCCTGCTGCCGCGCCGTTTTCTCCGGTGTTTCCGAATACCCCCCCGAAAAGAAAATCAAAACGCATTTGCGCCATTTCGTCCCGCAGTCGTTCGTCTGCTTTCGTGAAATAGTCTTTTTCGATCTCAAAACCTAAAAAATTATGCCCCGTCCTGTATGCTGCCCGCAGACACGCGCCCGATCCCGCGTGTGTGTCCAGTATCTTGTCGCCTGCTGCCGTGTAATTCTGTATTACCCACTCATATAACCGGATCGGTTTCTGCGTCGGGTGGAAAGTGTGATCTTTCTGCAATTCTGCGCGGTTTATAACTACGATCCGCGTGGGCTTCTGAAATGTTGTATATGCTAATTCGCAATCACTCATAGAAAGCCCGTGCTGTCCTTTATCCCACACAATCCATCCTTTTGTGCCTTTCCTCAAATGCTCTACAAAGTAATTGCCGCCCCATATAATCTGATTGACGCTTACCCGCTCCAATTCTCGGAAATACTCTGCGGACGGGATCGCTTTGTCCCAGTCTTTCTTTTCGTGCGCTTTCCGGCTGTGCTTTGGATTTTTATTGATATTAAGCCTTTGTCCGTCAATCCCGATCCCATACGGGGGATCAGTTATTGCGACCTCGAAAAACTTATCCGGTATTTCTTTCATGGCTTCCATGCAGTCCAGATTGTAAAGCCTGTTTAACTCAAACATTGCCCGCACCTTCTTTCTCTTTCATTTCCTCGATCATGCGCGCCAGCCCGTCCGCTGCCTTTTCCCAGTCCCTCGCTTTCTGCCGAAATTCCTTTATTTTCGTATTTGCTGTATGTAGCTGTTCTTTCAAGCTGTCATTTTCCTGCAATAGCCACATAATCTCCGCTTTCTGCTGCGGGGCGGCGTTCATTATTTCCGGCGGTACGCGCCTTCGCAAGTCCGGCTTTTCAATCACTGTCAAAACGGCGCGGCTTTCGTATCTGTCCACGGTCATTTCCTGCCCGCAGCGGACGCATTTATAAACCGTGTTATCTTTCAGATTGTCCGGTAAAATCTGCGCCCCGCATTTCAAACAAACACACTGGCTTTTGTTTTTAACTGAAAATGATCTTTTTACTGCCATATCCCGCCTACTGCACAAATTCGTTATTGTCGCTGATTTCCCGCACGACCTTTATTTTGTCCTTTGCCATTTGCATGATCCGGCAGCGAAGCCCCGTTCTGATCGTTACAACGGCAGATTTCATTTTCTTATCGCAAATAGCGTCTATTGTATTTAATAAAATCTGCTGCACCGCGTCCGGCTGCCTGTACTCCCCTGCGTCCTCTCCAAACAATTCCCCCACGCGCTGTTTTGCCACCGTCCTGCGGTTCTTTTCCTGCTGATACTTTATAGCTTCGTCGCACCCGCACAACATTGTGGCGGCTTCCTCTAACTGTGGGGCGGTCATTTCCGCGCCATCCTCTACGATCACGCTTTGACCGCAGAAACGACACGCGCCGGAAGAAGCCCCAGTCTTGCTTTGTCTTGCCATGTTCTCTTTTCTCCTTTCATGTTCTTTTTATTCCGCTTTCACAAGTGAAAGTTTTTCCCGCTCAACCCCTGCTATATATGCGGATTGCCCGCAATGCTCGCACTTTTCCGTTTTGATTGTCAGCCCTTTTCCTCTCACAACTGAAACGATCGTTACTACCGTTCCAGCACTTACCACGCTTCCGGCTTTATTCCGTATTTCACAATTAACAGTTGCCTTTTTTCCTTTCAGAAAATTTCCTGTAAATTTTTGTGGTATCATTCTTTCGATCCCTCCGCATCAAATAATTTCAGCACCCATTCAAAATCATCTACCATTTGCCCCATGAAATTGTGCGGGTAATTCTCGTTTGCTTTTATCTCCTGTATGCGCTTTTCGATCTTCTCCTGTGCATTTTCATAAATCCCCAGTCGATTAAAACAATCGTTGATCGCGCACCCTTTACAGTCCACGCTTTCGTCCGTCTCTGCTTTGCAATACTCACAGCAAAGATCGCAGTCGTCCGCACCGCCCAGCCTGTCTATGCTGCATAATTCTTTCGGTACATACTCGTCGCAATATTCTATTGTCAGTCTTTCCATGCTTTTCTCTCCCCCCTCATGTGAAATATTTAATAATTACCAGTGCTGCTTCTATTGCTGTAACAAGCGCGGCAGCAAGTCCCGCCGCCGATATGATCCGCTGCGTGTAAAGCTGCCGGACGCGGCGCGCCCACATTGCTTCCCGTACCGGATTTATAGCTTTGTCGTCTATGTACTCATGCGCAAATATTTTCCGTGTGTCCTCGCCGCCATAGTTCTCTATATTTTCCGCTGTATTTTCGTTTACATAGTCAAATACAAGCCCCTGCCCCTCGCACCACTCCACCGCGTCCTGCAGGTCTTTTCCTTTCCGGCAAGTATACAGAATAAGGATCGCCCCACCCTTCTGAAGCTGCTTGCAGTATTTAATCATTTTCGGGATCGGCTTTATAATTTCGGGGAATTTTGTTTCTGCCAGTGTCCCGTCAAAATCTACCGCAGCGATCCGGCGGTATTCCGGCGCGCTCATGCTTTCGCCCCTTTCCCTATGCGCACCCAAAAAGGACGGCGCGCAGCTTCGATCCTTTTTGCTGCTTTTTCTCCCGCCTGCCCAACAACTTCTATCACGTCCCGCAATTCCTCTTTTGTCATAAGTCCGAAGTGTTGCATGGCGTTGGCATACCCTGTCGCAATCCCCGTCCGCGCGATCGCGTCTTCCCGATCCGTTGCCGTCCTTATCTCCTGTAATAAATCATTTAACTGTTTCAATCCTGCGATCTGCTGCCGACCTTTTCCGCGCTGCAAATATATTTTTGCTTCTTTTGCTGTTTCCGCGACTGCTGCCGCGTTCCTCTCCATTTCACGCGCTGCCAGCCTGTGCATAGCGGCATGATCCACTTTTGTCATAATTACAATGTCAGCCGCCGCCTGCTGCCGCCTGTCATTTGCATAAATGCCGAAAACCTCTTTTAATTGTCCTGTCATTTTGCCCCTGCCCTTTCCTCTTTGCTTTTTGTTTTCAGTTCCACAACGCTTACTTCGTAGCTTGTACCTAAATACGGCAGCTTGCGCCCCTGTATGTGTTTTTTAAAATTGCGGGACTGAAAACGCCCATATATTTCTACATAGTCCCCGACTTTCAGATCGGCGGCTTTTTCTGCCTGCCCGTTCCAGCACACGCACGGGATATAATACGCGCCCGTGGGCGTATTTGCCGCCACCACAAGCCTTGTCACTGTTACCCGCCTCCCCCTCGGTGTACGCCTTTTCGTTTCGCGTCCGCTGGGTGGTTTGCATATATTCCCACAGATTGTCACTTCGTTTTGATCCTCTATTGGGGGATCGTTCACGGCGATCATTTCTGCAAAAATGAAAACTTTTACGCGGTTTTCTTCCGGTTTTGGATCGTGTACGTTTTCCGACCGGATTTCGCCGCCGCAAAATATTTCCGCGCCCTCTTTTATCCTCTCCAGCATTTCCTTTGATCCGGCGGCGCGCCCATCGTACTGTAAAATAAATGCGTCTTCTGTATCACTGGGGCGCGTTCGTGTCAGTTCTACTTCGTACACTTTGCGCGCCCAGTCTGCCGCGTCAACTATCAACGCGGGCTGGCTGGTAACGCGCCCCACAATCCCGATCGTGTTATTTCTGCTCATGCTTATTTATCCCCTTTCATATTTTGGTAACTTTCCCGCCCGCGCGTAAAAGTCGTATAAATCCGCTTTACAGTGCACCAGTTCGTCCCGCAGCCACATTATTTCTGTCTCTGCGTCCTCTGCTTTCTGTGCGGCGCGGGTATAGTCCGACAAAATCCGGTCTTTATCCTTGTTTAACTTTTTCGTGCGTTCCTCATACTTTCCGACTACTTCCGCGTATGCTGCCGGACTGATCCAGCCCATGCGCTGCGCTGTTTCTTTTGTTGCATACCCCAGTATTTTCATAACTTTTTCAAACGCCATACGCGCCCCGAAACAATCCACAAGAAGCTGCAATGCCGTTTCTTCGTCTATTGCGCACATATCCCGCAATCTATCATCAGATAATTTCCCAATATACCTTTCTAATGCCTGCTGGCTCTCTATTCCCTGTACGCCGTCACTTGCAAAAATACGAAGCACTGTTTCAACCGTCCCTTTGTCCGCTCCCAGTCCTTCAGCTTGCCATATCTGCTTTTCGCTCACGCTCT